CTCCCCCAGAAGAACCAAAAGAAGAAAAGAAAACACGTACTCGAAAAAAAGCAGATGAACCCACACCAGATGACGATACAACAGAAGAACCAAAACGCCGGCGCCGCACACGAAGTTGACAGAAAGGAATCAGTGGGGGTCTCGGCCCCCACTGTTAATTAATCATGTCTCCAAGAAAAGTAAAACAAACAATCAGTACGACACAGGCTATCGACATAGCCGATACTATGGGAATCCCCATGTCATTACCTACTCTAATTTCTATCATCAAAAAACAAAAACTGGGATTCCAATTGAATGGAAAGTTCTCAGATTGGAAGATCGACCAAGAAAAATGGGAGAGATATCTAAAAGATGCCACGAAAAATGACTGATAAAACATCGTCCATAAAAAGAGGGTTGGAAAGAACATCACCTCCAGAAAAGAAACTTGTGTTGTTACCCACAGGCTCTACCATGTTGAATCTTGCTTGCTCCGATTCACCTTTTGTGGGGTTTGCCGCAGGTACTGTTGTGAATATTGTAGGGGATAAGTCAGCCGGGAAGACCCTTCTCACTCTGACTTGTATGGCTTGTATAGCTAATGATAAAAAATACGATGATTATAAAATCATTTATGACGATGCCGAACACGCAAGCCAGTTCGATATAGAGTACCTCTTTGGAAAGAAAACATCCGAAAGAATAGAACCTCCAAGAAGAGACAAAGAAGGGTTTCCACACAGCTCTAGTAATGTTGAAGAGTTCTGGGCACATATCGGTTTACGAATAAAGAAAAATGAAAAGTTTATATATGTACTGGACTCATACGACTCACTGGGTTCAGACGAGGATGTTGCTTTTGAAAAAGCTCTGATAGCGGGTATCGAAAAAGACAAAGAAGTAAAAGAGGGTGGGGGTTATGGCACAAAGGGGGCAAAAACGTTATCAAAAATGTTTCGAACAATTATAGAGGGGCTGAAAGCTACAGAATCCCTTTTGATTGTAGTGTCTCAGGTGCGGGAAACAATTAATGCTCTTCCATTCCAAAAGAAATATTATCGAGCTGGGGGAAAAGCCCTTGGACATTACGCTTTTCATGAAATCTGGCTGAGAGTGGATGGACAAATCAAAGAAACAAAATCAAAACGTATCATAGGACACACGGTTACTGCCACTACTGATAAGAATAAAGTAACAGGTAAACTGCGTACAGCCTCATTCAATACATATTATGATTATGGTGTGGACGATACCACATCATGTGTGGAGTTCATGATAAAAGAAGGGGGATGGAAAAAAGACAACTCTCCAATAGTACCTGTTGGATTATGGGAAGATCAAAGATTCCAAAACAAAAACGTACTGGTTGAAGCTATTGAATCCAACAATGAAGAAAAGAAACTAGCAATGATATGTGGTAGAAAATGGAGAGAGATTGAAGACAGTTTGAAACTGAACAGAAAGAGACGGTTCTTCTGACAATGAATAGAGCTGATTTGCTTTCATCGTATATGTTACGGGTGGAAAATATACTCCCTCCAAACGACAACAGAGACATTTTGATATGGGTTCCAGGTATAAAATCCTTTATCGTTCGCAAATCACACATAGCAAGAACCGATGCTGAGAGATTCTTGGAAGAGATGAAAGACGATATACCCTTCACATCTTCTGAGTGGGCGGGTGATCGTTTATTTTCTCATTGGTTTCCACTATCACCCCCAAAAGATTCAGGCTTTGAATGTCTAAAGAAAGGGAAATAAAATGGATGTATTTGTGGGTATAGACCCTGGTAAGAAAGGTGCTATTTGTTTTTTAAGTGAAGAAAACAAAACACTAATTATTGATTGGCCAAAAACAGATAACGTTTCAGACATGATTGATACAATTGAACGATCGTATGAAGACACAACATGTCATGGTGAGATGGAGACTTATTCGTTTGCAAATAATGTAACACTTGCTGTATTGGAAAAGGTATCGGCCATGCCTAAGCAAGGTGTTACTTCTGTGTTTTCATTTGGACAGAACTATGGCATGTGGCTGGCTATTTGTGCGTTCTATTCATGGCCTACTCAACTAATAACACCTGTGCAATGGCGTAAGGGAATCATCACACCCAAAGACGGGAGTACAACAAAGATAGCTAATTACAATGTGGCTTCCCGGCTTTACCCTCACATAAAATCTGAATTAAATGGTAAACGTGGGGGATTGTTGGATGGCAGAGTAGATGCGTTGCTCATGGCGCATAAAGCAAAAATGATATGTCAAAAATAGAACTTAATAAACAGCAGGTTGATCTTATCATTGAAGCATTGAGATATGGAATCAGAGAAGCCCCTGTTCAAGATGCTTACAATGCCAGATGTGGAAAAAGGAATGGATACAAATGCCTCGAACTAAGTCTAAGAATGATGCGAAAATACAAAGAAAAATACTTCAAAAAGTGACACTCAAGAATTTTCAGTGCCATACAGACAAGACGTTCGATCTGTCTGAGGGAGTTAATGTTTTTGTGGGAAAATCTGATTCTGGAAAGACGGCAATCTATAGAGCTATTGTGTGGGTGTTGTTTAATAAACCTTCTGGTGATGCGTACAGAACCAGAGGGGTTACGGGGGATACTTCTGTCACATTAACCTTTAGTGATGGAACGATCACCCGCACTAGAGGAGATAGTGAAAACTCATACACAATTAATGGAAAGAAGTACAACACTATTGGAGCGGGTGTTCCAGAAGAGATCGAACGTTTTATCAACATGAACGATGTGAACCTATGTGGACAGTTCTCCCCCCCATTTCTTCTTTCCATGTCACCTGGAGAAGCAGCTAGATATATGAACGGTGTGGTGAATTTAGATGTGATCGACAACACCATGAAAGCCATAAACAAGACCATAAGTTCCATAAAAACAGATGAGAGAGCTTGTGAACAAAACTTAGAAAAACTAAAAGGGGAATGGCAGAAATTATCATTTGCAAAAACAGCAAAAGAGATTGCGAATGGGATTACAACAGACACACAAAATATAAGCAAGAAGAAAGAAACATTAAATCAAATCATCGACAAGTTCAATCAGTGGGATGAACTGGAAGAATCTTTAGAGAACGTCCCCAAAGTCAATATGAAAGAACTGGATGATTTGACCTCCCTTCAAAAAAAGATCGAGAATAAAGAAGGGGAAATTGATAGCATAACAGCCCCCCTGAATTTATGGAAACTTAACGAAAGAAATCTGAAGGACACTTTGTATAATCTAAGTGTTGCTGAAAAACGATTGAAAGAAATAACACCCGAAACTTGTCCTCTTTGTGGCAATAAAATGAGGTAATTATGAAAAAGAAACCATCAAAACCCATATTAAAAAACAGACCTGCATGTAATGTAATTGTGACAGGTGATTGGCACTTACGGGAAGACACCCCTCCATGCCGCACAGATAATTTTCTGGACACACAAAAAAGAAAGTTGCAGTTCATACACGAATTGGTAAGTGAGCACGATGCCGAAATCATTCATACGGGCGATTTATTTCACAAACCCAAACCATCACCTTTCATGCTATCGTGGGCGATAGAAAACATTCCAAGAGATATGCTTGTTATTCCAGGCAATCACGATCTTCCCGGTAATAATATGGCAAATTACGAACATTCTGGATTACGAACACTGGAAGCATCGGGTGTTATCACAACCATAGACCAACCAGGATCACATGATTTTTTTGGTATACCTTTTTATATTGTTCATGCATACATAGACGATGAACATCAACATTGGATGGAAGATAGTTGTCTTGCTGAAAACTTCATGAAAACATTACCACCACACATTCCCTATGTGCTGACAGGGGACAATCACAAATCATTTACATGGAGTGCTGGTGATGATGAACCCATACTTATTAATCCAGGGAGCCTAACACGACAGACAATTGATTCCATAGATCACCGACCATGTGTTTATCTAATAACAACAGAAGGTGTAGTGTTTACTCATTATGTTGATATTGAAGATGCAGATGATGTGTTTGGTTCGGAATATATCAAGAAAGAAAAAGAAAGAAACAACGAGAACATCCAAAAGTTCATCGAGCAATTGGGGGAACAAGCCGAATTGGGGTTGAGCTTTGAAGAGAATCTGAAAAAGTTCATCATGAAAAACAAAATAGAAGAGAGGGTACAACAGTACATCCAAACAGCATTGGGAGAGTGAGAATGAATACAGCACAAGAGATACTGAACTTACGTGATACGATAAGTGGTTTGAAATCTAAAAAAGAAACCACTGAAGAATCTATCAAGAAGACAAAAAATACATTGGCTAAGTTGTGTGGTCTTAACGCAAAAACAATCACTCTGGAAGATGTGGAAAATATCATCGATTTCAAAGAAGAAGAAGTAACCAAATTAGAATGTTCACTGGAACAGAAAATTGAAAAGTTACAGGAGGTTCTTCGTGGACAGTAATAAACTTTCCGAACTTTTGAGTAATGTCGATAGGTGTTACGGTCAATTAGAATACGTAAGGGAATCACTCATTTCTACCAAAAAAGAGTTGTCAAAAACCAAGAAAGAAATTGAATACGCTGAGAAAGCCAGAGCCATCATTCAGAAAGTAGCCAAAGAAACACAACAACAGGTACAAATGAAAGTGTCTTCGCTAGCCACTATGGGGATGAATGCTGTGTTTGACGACCCCTACGAAATGGAACTTCAGTTTGTGGAACGAAGAAACAAGACCGAATTAGACTTTGTGTTCAAACGGAATGGGCATGAGTTTTCCCCTTTGGATTCAAGCGGGGGTGGGGCTATAGACGTAGCTACTCTTACACTTCAAATCTGTATGCTGTCCATCCACTTTCCAAAAAAACGAATGATACTGGTGATGGATGAGCCTCTCAAGTGGCTCAAGGGAAAAGACTACCCAGAACGGGGGGCGCAATTGATAAAAGAAATCAGCGATAAGTTAGGGATACAGATTATTATGATTTCTCACGATCCTCAGTTGATCGATTCAGCTGATAGAATATTTGAAATAACTTAGGAGATAAAAAAATGAAGAGCTTACTTAGAATATGGTTTGTAATCACGTCTGTGACTTTTATAACACTTCTATTTATTTATATTAATCGTAATCAAAACGGTCATTTTGGAGCAGTAGCGGCAGAGACCGAAGAAATGGTTGATGTAACGTTTGTAGACCCACAAATTAATGATAATTATAAGTATGACAGACAGTCTGCTTGGGCTACAGGAACTGTTTTGTCCGTAACAGACATGATACCTTCAGTTTATCAGATGGAAATGCAGGAAACAGATCATGCTTTCGATGTAGATGTACTTGCATCTTCATATACGATAACACCCATTAAAGGCGGCTTCAATATATTTATTCCGAAGAAGGGTGAATAGATAATGGACTTAATAACAGGAACATTGATTTATTTTGTCGCGTTTTGGATTGGTGCTATTGTGTCTTTAGATTCTACATGTGCAAAACATAAGAGGGATGATTCTTTTAGAAGGCTTTGGGATGCTATATTGTTAATACACGGAATTTCAATAATTGTGCTATTTATTATACTGCTTATGAAAGGGATTTTATCTTTATGAGTAATTTCCTGAAGCATTTATTTATTCCGAAGAAAGGTGAATAGATAATGGATTTGATAACGGGAGCATTGATTTACTTTGTTGCGTTTTGGATCGGTGCGTTTATCTCTTACTGTTATAACTATGCCAAAAGTGTTGGAGATAAACCTTTTGAAGAATTTTTTAATGCTATATTGGTTTTACATGGCATCTCAGCAATTATACTATTTGTTATGCTGATCGTGAAAGGGGTTTTACGATGAGTAATTTCCTGAAGCATCTATTGTTTATAGCAGGTTCCGGGATTGCCTTGTTTGTTGCTTATTGGGTATTAGTACTGTACTTTCATATATACTAAAAAAGAGGTAGATTTATATGAGTAAGGTATATGAAATTAATAGAAGTAAAATAGATGACTTCAAATTTGTAGCAATTTATGGAAATCCAAGAAAGATTTTAGGTTCAAATTTTAAGGTTGCGTTAAAACGTATCTTAAAAAAGAAAAGAATCAAAGAGGCAAAAATTTATACAAAACCATCAATACCATCACAGGCTGACTGTGTGCATAACTATAAATCTGGGTATTCCAAAGGAAAATAAATAAAATGGTTTGTTCAAAGTGCAAAAAAGAAATTCAAGACTGTGAGTGTATTCCAATTCGTGGGCGAAATAAGGTTAATTCTGCCCAAAAGTCTGCTTTAATACGAGAAATGGGGGAAGTATTGAAAATAGTGGCCGGTTGTGATCCACTACAATTTTTCGATTCGTATTGTGATTATTGTGAAGGTGAGGAACACACACCTGATTGCTTATATGTTAAAGCAAAAAATATTCTCAAAAAGGCCAAGAAAGCGAGATTGATAAAATGACTATTCAAGAACTCAAAGCAAAGATTGAAACCAACCCTGAGCCTTTTATTGGGGCTATGTATGAGAAGAATGGATATATACTAGATGAAGATGGATTATCTTGGGGAATGCTTATCTATCACAATATGGAATTAGGCATACAAAATGATTGTCAACCTCTTCACTCCGAAGAGGCTCCACGTTCAGCACTGCGGGAGTTCGAACTGAAGGGGTATGATGATTTGTATGTTTTTGCATTGCGTCGAATATTGGATATTGATAATGATGATTGGAGCATATCTGCTTGGTATAAAGTATTGACAGCATCCGCCATAGATCGTTTCACTGCACTCTGTTGGGTAGGGGGAATTAAAGGAGAATAAATGATGGACTTAATAACAGGAACATTGATTTATTTCGTAGCGTTTTGGATCGGTGCTTTATCTTCCATGATATCCGAATCTATTGAAGATAAAGCTTTCAGAATATTTCTTGTTACTGTGTTGTGGATGCATGGAGTCACGACAATTATATTATTTGCTATGTTGATCGTGAAAGGAGTTTTGTTATGATGAATAATTTACTGAAGCATCTATTGCTTATAGCGGGTTCTGGGATCGCCTTGTTTATTGGGTATTGGGTATTGGTATTATATCTTCATATATACTAGAAAGGTCTAAATAAAATGACAAGTCAAAAACCATACGAGACATTCAATAGCGAAGAAGAGGCTGTTGCCTTTGCAAAAAAGCATAGGCTAAAAGTTGTAAAAGGCAAGGGTGATTTATACTTTGCTGGAACATGGAAAGAACCCATGTTGGCTACAGTTTATAAGCCTAAAAAACTTGCAGATAAGATGCCAAGAAAACGGTGTTTGTTCCCCAACCCACTGGATGCCGATACCGCCACTGCCGGATGGGGAATTAAAGGAGAATAAATGATGGGTAAATATCAGTATGTATACAAAAATACGCCGTTTGATAAATTTCATGAAATGTTGAACTGTGATTGCGGGGAGTGTTCTAAAGTATTGGATGAAAACATCGGGCCATTGCCACCACTTCCAATCACAAATCAATTTACAGAACCTACATTACAGTGGATTAAAACAAAAAGTAATGTACCTCTTATCTGGGCAGAAAAAATGTATGAGATTTTTCAGGACGTTTTCCATGCTTGGGATATTAGTGGTTGTTATCATGATATTAAATTACGTATTGTTATTCACTGCGCTAAACGTTGCTGGAATAAAAATGAGAAACTTCGTAAACAAGAAAAGAAAAAATCACCACCGCTTAATAAACCAGCACAACATCCATTTATTGCAATTGATATGCACATGGAATACCAAGATTTATATATTGTAGAAAACCCTGTATGGAAACTAATTTCTATCGAACGAATGATTGAACTGGTCGAATCTAATCACTATATGAGAACAAAAGGGGGAATAGGTAAATATCCACATTGGAATGATCCAGGTATCCATATTGACCTTGGAATTAACAGAGAAGGGAAAAGAAGATGGTGAGGAAACGGGGGATGCCGAGGAGAAGAGCAAGAGTTAGCACCCCCCGTTGTGAGATATGAATCTCACGTGGTCTTTTTTGTAAACAATAATTTCATAACATCTTCTTTATTCTTGATGCCCTTGTGACCACTTCCCAAGCCAGCAAGAGCACTGCCATAGAAGTAGAAGTCATTTACCAGGGGGGTTATCCATGTATGTACTTGGACACTAACCCCCCAATTTTCTACTTCCCTGTCAATTGCATACCCCAATGCCACCAAGACAGCTCCTATCATGGTCTTTCTGCCGTCCAGGAACGCCCATAGAGCGTCAAAAAGCCAGAACACCCTGTCTGCTACACCCCTGCCAAACAAAACACCACTAGAGACTGTTTCCGTGGTTTTGTTTTTCACTTCTGTAGTTCCTTCCATTATTGTCCCTCCTCCACATGCTCCACCATTGCATCCCCACCCTGTACTGTTATGTTTCCAAATGGGTGTTCTGTGGGTTTGAATACCTTGGATAAAGCATCTTTGACTGGAACCCCCGAATTTCCACTAATAGCACGATTGATTATAATCACAGCCCCAGTGGCTCCCTCAATATGGATGGTAGACTTTGCAAGAATACCTCCACTTTTATAATTGAGAGTGATTGGAACGGGAACTCCTGATATTGGAAGGTTCATATCAGCGTCCAGTGCAGCTCCATCAACAGGCTCAATATTGTCAGTTCCCTGATCTCCAATCACCAGCATAGAGAAATTTTTGATAACCAACTCGTCTGTCTTGTTGGTTGAAGCACATCCAACAAAAGATAACATCACGACTGCAATAGCTATTAACAATAAAGCGAGTAAAACTTGGCGGTAATTCTTCATCATTATTCTCCTTTTCTAATAATCTTCTCGTATCGCCCAATGCACTGTCACTCCATCAACCAGACCATAAACTCGATTTGGTATTGGAGTCGGGCAGGGTGTACAACATCTTAAATATAAAGTTGTATTCAAAACATCATAACCAGCAATAGCATAGATATCTCCAGGTATTTTATATGCCTCTTCAACCAAAGGTACAAGATACTCAGTCGCGTCACTTACCGCTTTAGCAAAATAATACTTTGGAGTTGGGGATGCTGGAGGTACTATTGTTGGCGTGGGTGTTGGTGCTATTGTCGGCGTATACGTAAACGTTGGTGTAAACGTAGGTGTATTTGTAGCAGTTGGAGGGACTGGTGTATTTGTAGCAGTTGGGGGGACTGGTGTATTTGTTGGTGTGGGCGTTGTTAATATAAGTTGATCTATAACCAAATTACCCCAAATAGTGCTAACAGATTCAGTTTTTAGATATACAACTCCATTATACACGTACTGATATTTTGGTTCTGGAAGTCCCCCTCCGGTCGAACCAACCATTTGTGTCCATACTCCTGTATAGTGATTCCATGCCCAAGTATAACTACTATCAACCCACGTATAATTAGATGTTCGGAGATAATTTATCTCACTAACTGGAACTTCTGTATAAGTATAACTTGTACTCCATGTTGTATACATCGGCGGACTGATATTTAAGTATAATGAATCTACAAAACGTGTGTTATACACTGTACCTGAAACAGAACCTGTAATTGGAGTCACTTCTTTTGCTTGCCACCAATACGGTGTTGGAGTATTTGTTGGTGTGGGTGTCGCTGTTGCTGTTGGGGTTGCGGTTGCTGTTGGTGTGGGTGTATATTCTGGGTCTATCAAATTGAACCACATCGTCATATAGTTATTTCCATAATTTGTCTCAGTCCATGCTGTTGCAAGAACTTGAAACTCTACGTAATAGATACCTGTAGGCAACCCATCAATATCTAATAAAATACGGGAATAACCGCCATCATCTAAATCCCAAGTACTTCCAGCAGATAATGGACTTAAGTTAATCTGAGAATCATTATCCAACACATTTGATAAATGATCGTACAGCGTTATATTAATAATTGACCCCTCTCCGCCCGTTAAATTAATAGTCCCCACATTCTTACACTCTGCCCATACTTCTATATAACCTATCGCATCATGAGTACTGCCATTTGTCCATTCATTTGCAGTCATCGCATTACAAGCAATATCTTTGGCTACAGGAGTCGCTGTTGGTGTAGGTGTATCATTAGGTGTTACTGTTGGTGTTGGTGTCACTGTTGCTGTATTTGTAGCAGTTGGAGGAACTGGTGTATTTGTAGGCGTGTTTGGAATTGGTGTATTTGTTACTGTTGGTGTCACAGGTGTATTTGTTGGCGTGGAAGGGTTTAATGTGGCTGTTGGTGTGTTTGTTGGTGCTTGTGTATTTGTTGCTGTTGGAGGGACTGGTGTTGGGGTACTGAATACCAAATTCGTTACAATCAAATTATCACCATTATCATGATCGAAATAATTATGAACGAACGTGCATTGATTAACTCCTGTATATGCAGAAAAATCATATTGCAAATACAGATACTCATAAGTATATTTATCTCCCGCATAAGGTAAATTAATAGTGGGAACAACAACAGTGCTTACAGTCACACCAGCAATTACAGCACTTACAGTCACATTAGAAAGATTTAATGCAGCTTGCCCGTTATTCTTAAATCCAACACCCCACGGTGATTCAGAACTTCCTGTATAGTCTTTGGACACCATAGCGGGATCACCATACATTCCATATAACTCAAGATTGATAGACTGTGTGGGAACTGGAGTTACCGAAGTTGGGGTTGCTGTAGGTGTAGGGCCACTTGTATATGTTGGCGTGTATGTCCATGTAGGTGTTCTTGTTGGCGTGTGTGTCCATGTAGGTGTATTCGTAGGTGGAACTGGTGTGAACGTAGGTGTATTTGTTTTTGTTGCGGTTGGAGGAATGGGTGTTACTGTTGGTGTGGGTGTATCGGGTATAGGCGTTGGATCGTCTGGAGTTGGTGTTGCTCCAGTTGTCGCTGTAGGTGTTGGTGTGGTTACGGGCGTTGGTGTTGGTTCATTTCCACTATTCAGAAACACATAAGTCTCAGAAGAATAAATTGGGCCTTCATTATCTTCAGTCAAATACCAACGAAATTTTACTTGATCTCCTGAAGAAAATTCAGACACCGGGAAAGTAATAACACACCCCATCAATTCTTCATATACTTGTGGGTAGGGAGTTGCTAGCGTAAAATTTTGAGATTTCTGTGTTTTCCACACACTCGAACAATGACCATTAACGTATACTTCAACAGTTAGATAATATAAATTCCCTGCACCCCATCCAGTCGTATCAATAACAACATACACCCCTGTAAATATACTCCACGAACTTTCACCATTCAAATAATCAATCGCTCCATTAGCATACCCATCATTATACCCTGGAGACGTATCAATTCCCCCGCTTATGGTAAGGCAGTTATGACTACTCGATACAGCATCGCTTGAATCTGCCAAAAAGGGGAAACTCAAAGATTTATATCCGGCAAATCCATTTGAGCAAACAAATAAACAAAGAAAAATACAAAGTAAATTACGGAGCATAAAGCACCCATGTACCTTCTGCCAATCCAGTCAATGTAGACTTGGCATTTAATTGGAACCCGTCGAGATTAGTGATTATGCGTCCCCCCATATCCAAATCTCCCGTCATGGCTATCGAACCATCCAGAGGGAGCCACACAGGCACCACATCTAATGTATCACCATCCCAATCTATATAATCCCCTGCTGTGATCGCAGTGCTTGGATTGTTTGTGATATCTGTCCAAGACATACTCACATTCAATGTGTTACCCGCCCAATCAATATAATCACCAGCCGTAATCACATCGCTTGGATTTCCCGTTAATTCTGTATAAGCAAAACTAATCCCTGTAAGATTTGAGCCATCCCCATAAAAAGAACCTTCTATATACAAGTCCCCCGTATCCCCGTTCAACCGCATAGCATCATCATTTGTATCACTATGCCACTTATGCCACAAATCAGAAGTGTAATCCAAATCGAATGAAGATATACCTATCTTATAAGCCGTACTATAGAATCTCAATCGATCTCCAATATAATCATCGAACTCCACAACAGTTGCCATGGAGATAATAGCATTAGCTAGAGGCTCAAGCCGTAAATTATCTTGTGACTGTATCTTTGCCAGATTGTCTTCTACTTTAATAATAATCAAAGTAGTGGCATTTACAATCAAAGAACCACTAGCTGACAGCTTCCATGCCGTGCTAATTTCGGGAAACACACCCACTGGGGTGTTAAATTCTGTTTGACTATGTGCTGTTTGGAACGTAATAATAATCAAACACACACTCAGCAGTATTGGGTAAAGTGCGGGAATCTGTGAGAGTAACTTTCGTTTTGTCATCATTTTCATTCACCACTGTAAACCAAGATCGATTCTGAAGCCTTCCTGTAACCCACAGCTTATATGGATAGTCGAGATTGCAATACACATCATTACCGTTTGTATCTTTCACATAGAAACTGCTGGAACCATCCCCTGTGAAAGCATACGACCCCGGACGATGGAGAGAAGTACCACCACCAGGGGTTGTTGTTGTCAGTGCAAACACAGTTCGATATTCTTTAGTTGCCATTATTTCATGTCCTGATCGACTAAAGCATTCAGTAACTCAATTGCCCGTTTCAGTCTATCTCCTTCAGGCAAATTACGATTGTTGATGTGAGACAAAAATGTACAAATTGTTATGTGTTTTGCTTTCTTGTCGTTTTGCAACTCACGTATTTGAACGGCCATCATACGAAATGTATTTACCAATTTGACTGTTTCTGTGACATCCATTACGATTGGGGATATAGATTTCCCGTTTGCTATCTCCACAAAGTTTTCAATTGTGGTACAAGATTTGATAACAGCGGGGGCTTCATCTTCTGATAAAGCAACTAACGAACTAAACACCAAAACAAATAATACAAACAACATAAATGCTCTTCTCATAATCTTTCTCCTGTTATTTATTATATTGATATTACCCATTAAAAAAGTGCCTAAATAGTAACGTTATTACTATAGAGAACACAGACACCGCGATAGTGGCGATTACACTATTCTTTGCAACCGTCTTTGTCATTTCTTTTAATTCCTTTTCGATCATTTCGTCTCTCCTTTTCAACTCTTTATAATTATAATCCATCTCACTTTCTAATTTGTCCATTTGTTCTTTGTGGAAATTTCCACAGGTGCATCCACGCGCTTCAATATTATTCAGTCTGTTATATATTCCCTGCCTCTCATTACGTATATGTTCAACCTCGTTCTTTAAGTTATCAATGGCTTCCCGTACTCCATTCGATGTTGGGGGCATCATCCATCTCCTGTATTATCATCCACGATCTTCCAAACAAATTATTAACGTCCTTCCAACTTCGCAACCCGCGCCAGCAGGTCAGCGACTTGATTCTCCAGGGCTTCGATTCGAGAGTTTACTTGCTGTGAAAACTTAACACCAACAGGCTTCCCAGCATCATTCTTAACTTGGAATGTGTCAGAGCAAAGTTCCGCAAGTGGCGAACGCTTCACGGAGCGGTCAAGCCTGATATCAGTTAATGCCTCGGCTTCGGCTTCTTCCTTAGTTTTAATTGTAATTTCTTTTGTGCCCGATTCAATTACTTGGGCTGGTTTAGTGTATTTCCCGGTTGCTGTATCAAATTGAAGCCCTGCCTTTTTCCTGCGTTCCTGCCTGACTTTTAATTCTTTCTTTTGCTCTTGCGTGACAATTTTGATTGTCCCATCAGCAAGTTCTGTATACCTGGGTTTATCTAATGGAATCATAACCGGAACTTTAACAAGTTGAGTTGGTTCACTAATAGTCAACAATCCTAAATCATCTCCAGGCTCTGTTGTTGCCCCTTCGATACTTGGTGTGGATTCAAGAACTTTTGTTTCAAATACCTCTGATGTATCATTATTAAGCACTTTGATTACTATTTCGATTTCTTCAAACACCGGCACAGTTTCTGTCACATCCGCAATTTCCCAAGCATCTTCTGGCTCAACAACCTCCGCCGGGATAGTAGATGTCACAGGCACAATGCGTGTTTCAGCCTTGGCTTCCTGCTTACGCTCCCACTCGACATAATCAAGGCTCAATCGCCAAGTATGATTCTTATTATCGGCTGGATGCGAATCAATATAGGCTTGGACACCCTCAAGCGTTGTCAGCCACTTTTCACCGTCAAGAATCTCCTTGCGTGGGAAAGGTGAATCTGGATCACCTATAGCGTTGGAATGAGTATCGTAGTCATCGAAGATGGCATTTCCGCCACCGATTTTACCATAGGCTGGATACGTTGGGGTTACTCGCAGATAGTTTCCAACATTGTTTACATAAAAAGTAAACAAATCATCGTAATGATTATATTCTACCATTCCTCGGTTTGGATCTAAATCACCCGTCGCAAAATACACTGCTCCAGCCACCCCAGCTAGGCCTGTGCCTATAGTAATTCCTGCATTTGTATCATCCTCAAATACAGCGGTATCCGCATATATGGACGGAGTCACCAACCCGCTATCCCCCTCGGTGACGGTGAGTTTGACGAACACATCTACACTGTCATTGTCAATCGTCATTCGCTTATAATTCGCTTCAAACGTTGCATGTGATTGACCTTCTATTGCCGCCGCAGGGCCGGTATAAAATTCTAAGCCGTTATAATATGAAAATCCTATCGCTTGCCAGACATTGTAGGCAGAGGAATTATCTTTCCACCATGTATTACTCGATTCATTCCATAATACAGGCTCATCCCTGCTTGCTTGTATAAAACCTTGCATATAATCATTCTCTAACTCCCGTGTAATAACTTTTAAGTAAGTTACTCCAGCAGAGGTTGTCGCCTCCCTGATTCTTGGGCCGTATTCATTTGCATAAACATCAAAATCATATATTGTTGGAGCAATCCCAATCCCCACATCTCCCCCGAAGGTGGATGCGTGCGTACTATGATCCCAAGTCTGCATAACTGCTTCAACCGCTCCCGCATCAGTCAGTGATTTTAGGTAAGTGAAATCAGAATCATTGATTAATTGACAGTATTTATCATCAGTACTTCCACCTGTATCTTTTAGTAGGATAAAAGCATTTACCGATCCTGTAATATTTAATAAAGGGCTGGTTCCAGTAATCCCCACATTTCCCCCGAAGGTGGCGCCGCCTCCATCTAATGTTAGGGTTGCTATCCCCTGATTTGCTGTTTCATTGTACGCCGCCGCTGTATAAAAGATTATACTAGTAGCGTCTGGAAATCCCCAATTTCCACCGCCTAGATACAAGAATCTATCTGAACCATTATCCCAAGTTGAATAACCAGAGAAGGGAGCATTGGCTATTGTCCTTCTCGCACCAGTCATTACAGCACCTTTACTGGTAGCATCTGCGGCAGATTGTTGCAGTGTCAACGCATTATAATCTGCCTTCGTGATTTTCACATTTCCCCCGAAGGTGGCGTTGCCAGCACCAGTTAAAGTTAGCGGAATGTTTGGTGTTCCACTTACCTTTGTTCGAAAAATAATATCGTAATTATCATTATTTCCCAAATTATCTATATATAAGTCTGCATGAGAGTAGTCCCACCAGATATCTCCAGACTGAGAGGCACTATAGCCAACGCGCACTTTTGCATCGGTATCTTTTGCTATCGTCACATTTCCCCCGAAGGTGGCGTTCTGACTAGCATCTAAACGGAATGCTTCAGTTCCATTTGTACCAATCCTAAATGGCCCATTTTCATAACCCCAAATCTGTAATCCTCCTGTATCCCACATACCTAAAACGACTCCATCAGAAGCCGTAGAGCCTAATCCGGTCTTTGTTAATCGTATTGATGGGTCTGTTGATTTGTTGATATGTATCTCATTCAGTGGAGTAATACCAATCCCCACATTCCCCCCAAAGGTGGCGTTGCCTGACGTATTTATTGTTGCTGAATCAATACCACCTGTCGCGCTAAAGTTCTGCCCCGCCGCAGTGCCATACAATAAAGAAGTTGTGATGATCGAAGAAAGAGACAAGGGATCGGGCACAACAACACTCCCCCCTGAAGTAAGAGATGTTGTACCGCTTTCATTAGTAAAATATAATTCATTATCAGTCCCTCCATCTGAACCATTTGAAATCCAAAGGATTCCAGCATTCGTCCCCGTAAATCCAGAAGCATCACTGATAACAGGAGTTGATGTACTGTTATTTTCTGCCAAATGTAAACGTCCCCACTTTATTAAAAAGTTAGCATACGATCCCACTTCAGGATATCGTAAAGCACTAGAACCGCCTGGAGGAGTATCTCTGGAATTCTGAACAACGAATTGAGGTAAATAATATTCCGATGGAGTTACAGATTCCAATATAGCAATTCCAACTTCCCCCACATCGTAAATAAATCCCTTAAATTTACTTCCACCCCAAGGACTTCCTAAAGTATATCCATAATAATCAACCCCAGACCAATCGTCCATTATTTTATCATACCCAGCTTCAAAAGCAACACGTGTTCTATAATAATAAGGAATTGTCCAACTTGTAGTAACGTCATCATATACTACTCCTCTAGGAGAAGTTAAACGACTTCCTCCTGGATAAGGACCGTTTGGAACTAAATCATAATCTACCATTATTTCCATTCCATCAAAGGGAGCTATATATGTCCAATGCCCATAACCCCCACCCTCATCTATTCGAATACCAACATAATCATCATAATCTTCCCATTCCCCTACAGCGTCATCAGGAATTATAAAAACATCACCATGAGTGGCGGCCCAAATAGAAGTAGCTGAAGCTATTTCAATTGGATCAGTAGCAAACATTGAAACAGCTTTTGCGATCATCAACGAATCTACTTTAGTCATCATGTCATTAAGTATTACATCCCCGCCATACATACCATATCCCAAATATTCAAAATCATATTTTGAAGTTTCTGTTTCGTCACAAAAAACAATGGGAGCCAGAGAAAACAAAACCACAACCAACAATACTTTTTTCATAATCCTTCTCCTATATAGTGCCTATATCATACTACGATACAAATGTTTTCGCAACACCAAATCCTCTTTCAAAAAATTCATTCTGTTCAGAAACCACAACATTGATCGAATTGACTTCTCCCCCATACACTTGATTTTGTCCATACTCAAATCTTGTACTTCCCATATCCATAACAAGACTTCCTGGAACTGTAAGAACCATAAACGCATATCTACCCTCAAGCGTACTGCTTACTGACTGCTTATTGAATGTGAGATAAACAGTATGAAGAAGCTCGCTCCAGTCATCGCTGTAAAAATCAACCACATACCTCTCATTCACCAAAACAACATCGTCTTCAACTCCAGCTTGTACAGTAACCTGTCCTCTAGGAGACCTCAACCATGTAAACTTCCAACTCCCGTCACTTTTTTTCACACCATTAAATTGTCCTGGTGGAAGAGGTTTCTTACCTATTATTTGATTAGTAAACATGCGAAATTCAGTTTCATACGATTGGTTCCCCAATGTCACAATACGATAAGCAATAGCCTGTCTAATCTCAGTGATATCCATCTTCACACGAAGGAGTTTGCTAATATCCAACTCGATAAACTTTTCAATAGTCCCATGTGTCTGTACATAATCAAGCGTTCCTACTCTAGCTCTAAGAAGATTGGAGAACCTATATCTGTACCCATCTATATGAGTCACTGTTTTAGCCTGGATAATTTCATCACCACACAAAAACATATTTTTACCGTAATACAACTCCTTATCTGTTATGGTCGCTGGAACGCCATGCTTCATCAAAACATCAACTGTGTTTGTTTTATCCATAAAATTCACATTTCCAACACTCCCCAATTGTGTCAATGTGACCCCCATCATGGATGGTTCAGTTATGGAACCAACAAAACTCCAAGCATCTGTATTTATAATCTTCTTATATATATTTGTACCTTCCCACCGTGTCACATCAGAACCCGGAAGACCAGGAGCCGCCGCTATATAAAACCCAAGATCGTCATGCGTTTTATCAAGTATAGGTATGTCCAAAAAAGCTTCTAATATCGGGATAATTGTACGGGCTGTTGGTGTTGTCGTGTTCGTGCTTGGGATACCTGTATACGTCTTACTATACAAACTCACATCTTCCAACACACAAACAAATTTAACATGATAAACATCATCTCCATAATTGACTTCCTTTTTATTTATTCTGAGAGTGTATGTAATCCCGTCCACTTCTGTTGTAATTACATCAGTTGGAACTGCTGTGATGTATTTTGGAGGGAGTGTTATTGTGACTTCATTCTCACTTAAATACATATCATCCCGAAATACCATAGCAACGGCTTTGGCTTCATCGTCAGTCAGAACCAGTGGAAGATTGATTCGAACAGTCTCTTTAGAATCAGTGGTCACATCATACGAACTCTGTACCATGGGGCTGTAATCACCCTCTTGTGACAGATACGAAACTTCTAACGTATATGGATACCCCATCCAATCGTTCTTTACTTGTTCCAACTTATTTACAAAAGAACCTCCAATAGCAGTAACCCCCAAATCATCTTCATCCACAGTAATACTATCCCCATTACCTCTCTTTCGAAACAAAAGTTTCCCATCCACTTCAACCACATCCACATAGAACTTTGCTAATAAGTTTTGTAAACTGTCACGTATGCTCTCAACACTGCTAATAACGTACCCTCTCACAACATCCCCTGATAGATCGCCTAAATCTATATCACTTGGGGACAGTCCCCCCCACCCGCATATTTCTGTAACAGTATCATCTAATTGAGCTGTGACTGTACCTGTTAATCTTGGAACGCAACGATGAACCTTCTGAATCAGCGTAGACGATCTTGCCCCACCAACAAAATAAAGCACACCATTGTGAACACAAATAGCGGGGGGAGCTCCCGCATCGTAATCAGTAATAGCAACATCACTTATTTCAAAGTCTACTTCAGTCCAAGCACCCGTCCCATCAGAAGATTTATATGCTATCAGAGAACCACTCCCATCTCCAGAAACAAATGCGTAAAAATCTCTATTCCAATAAACAGCCGCTATAACAGTTCCACCAGCTCCATCTGTCAAGTCTGTACTAATTCTAGTGAACTCACCTGTTAGTGTATCCATCGTCCAAACTTCTTGTGTGACTGTTGGATTGGAACCCACATTGTCACTATACGTTGTACCTCCAACAGATAGAACTGTTGTATAGCTAAGATCGGTCACTAACTTGTGCTTACTTCTAAATCCAAAACCACAGTCAGCTCTCAAAAGCTCCCAAGACCATGTACCTGGAAAAGAAACTTCTTTGTAACGAGTATGTACCCCCATTGTTTCAGGAATCAATGCCGTTCTCTGCTGATTGACAAATTTGATTCTGTATATGCTCTTACGGTATTCTGCAATCCCAGGAGGTCTTGGAATTGCATATCCACCACAAATAAAAACAGGATATAACCATCCAGGGTCTTTACTGTAATCAACATCATCATTGGGATCATCGTACTGTCGAAGAGAGATAACCCCACAATCAGCAAATCTCGCTAAGTTACTATGCAGATACCCACCAATAGGACACGCCAAATCACCATAAGGGTATCCGTACTGTGTACTAAGTTGACCTATCTGACGTAACGTTGTTGAATATGTTTCCCCTTCCCCACCAATACACAATAGATTTTGTGACACAACCAATGGAGGGTTGACTCGTTCTTTAGCATCCAATATTGTCCCTGCAGGATTTTCTTTCCAATCCCATAATGAAGGCTCTTGTCTCCATACTTCCCCTGTTTCACTAGACCATACTTCATCCAGTTTACCACCAGCATCAGCCCCACCAACCATCCACAATCTGCCAGCATACGAAATCAAACCCATCTGTTTTCTGGCAGACCAAAGTCCAATCTCAGTATCTTCAGCCGAAATGGACAACTCAATAACTTCCTGAGTTTCATCTGCTGATTCACCTGTCTTACAAACTTCAACAAGAAATTGAGGGAGCCTGTTTCCATAATGTTCGAGTGGCAGTTCTTGAAAAACAGTATAAGCCAAGCCCCGATGAGCTGTATAGTGACCAGCATTAGCTCCAGTACTATAAACCGATTCTACATTTCCCTGACTTCTTTGATAAATAACATCATGATTGGCTAATAGTATTGGATCAACAGTTTGGGTTTCTGTTCCCTTATAAATCCCCTTAATGTATTTTTGTCTAAATAAAGCAGAAGACGCCAGTTCTTCCTCAGTAGCATCACTTCGAACGTTATAAACCACTTCTCCATTAATCTTGATTCTCAGTATATCTTTAATCTCTCCCTTACCCAAAGAAAGACCACCAGTGAATCGAGCCGTCCACCCCCTATAGTTATCATCTTCTCTCCAGCAGGGTTTTAACTGTGTGATCTGTCCAAGATGGTAGAATCTTCTAGTGGATATGACTTGAGGAGCTATCTCAACTGTTCCCCAAACTTCTCTGATTCTCTCTCCATAATTGGAGCTCTGGATGGTCATATCCCCCAATTCCACTCCAGGGGATTTTCCAGGCCGCATTAAAAATGACAATAAAAAAGAAGAGGCTGTGTACACAGCTGCCGCTAAGTACGCCGCCCACCCCGTAAAGAATAAAAATGTAAATGGCATAATGGAATCCTTAGAACTTCCATACTAAAGGTGAATCCATTTCGTTACCTGGAACATCAGGCTCACATCTGCAATTAGCTTCATTGTTGAACTTATTCACACAATCTCCATCCAAACTATGATCGCAACCTGCTGTAATGGAAAAGGCATCACCAACCTCAATATCCACTATCATTGGGTGATCCAGTTCGATAGTATATGTATCAATATCATCCCATTCACTATCTCTCACTTGCATTTCTTTTCCATTGTTGTTCCCAGAAGTCCAAGTAAGCAACCCATAATTAAAATAATCATCTTCATCAATAGAACCTGTGATATCATCCGAAGTAAATATCTTGTTGCTTGTCACAGCCTTCACAGAACCAGTTTGAGTATACGATCCAGCCACATCCACACTGCACTTAGAATCTCCCAGTGTGGCACGGCAGTAAGGACTATAAGAATCCCCTACTTTTTGCTGGAGACGTTGGGACAAACTTCTCAATTCAAAATCAAAGTCATAATCTTTAATTGATACTTTACCTATAGTGCCTTTAGACACCAATCCCCTTCCCATTGTTGTATCATTTGGATTTACAAAGAAGAGTTCGTAAGTTGCTCCACGCAATGTGTTATCAATAAGATTAATCTTTGTAAATAAGTTGGAATTATAATCACTCGCCGCATCAGAGCTGTCTACATTCATTTCAGCCGATGACGACATTCCCCCCAAGTTAACACCTGGAACAGACTCATAAGTCGTTCCATCATACGTTATTTCTCTATCGTATGATGTCGCTCCCTTTACACTGCCGCTTGCTAGTGTGATCTTGAGACAATAAGCAACAATGGGATTCCCAGATGCCAGATGAGAAGTCATTGCAGATGTGATTGTAATCATGAAGGGTTCCTCCATTCAATCACAGGGATATCAAATGAGTACCTTTCAAAAGACTCAAATGTGGTATCAAGTTTATCTGTCTTCAAAATAATGGGAACATCAAATTCAAATGCTGTTGCAACGATTCTATGTTGGTCTGTGGGAGCTGCATCAAATGTGATTATACCTGTTGTGTAATCCACATCGTAATCACTGCCTTCAGTCTTTGCGACGCTATTGACAGATATAGCCACTGCTTCAGATTCAACAGGCTTTACTATATCCCTGCTATGGAAAATCCACACATACCCATCTGCCGTTTCATCCACTAAATCAGGAGACACTGTGACCACTGTATTTGCCGCTATGGTGTCAGAAGCAGCTCCCCCAGACACAGCCGATTTCAATTCAAGTTCAGTTACGGGATCATTCCATGTTATGCTCTTTACATACCTGGTGTATTCAGTTCCCCCATGAGTAACAATCACTTTTTGATTGATAGTAAACTCAGCTGTGTAATTACCTGTTATCGTATAAGTCGTGCCACTGTAACCCGCCACCGTATATGACTGAGAAGCCACAGCAGAGGCCGTATAGAACCCGTTATTGGACGTTGAGCCGCTCACATAGATAATGGAACCCGAACCCAATAAGTCTTCGTCAGCGTCTTTTATGGTTAATTTCTCCCCAGTTCCATCAGCTCTCACGATAGCATAGGGAACGTAAGTGTCGATATAGTTCTTTACCAGTTGCCACTCTGTTGTACTCCCATCACCAACACCAATATACTCATTAGTACCTGTATAATCAGAAGGGTCTTGAAAACGGCACCCCTTGTTCTTCCCACGCATAAGAAGAAACCAAGCCTTGACTAAGTCATAACTGGCTTGGGTAATGGATTCACATTCGATATCAAATTCTAATAGAGGAGTATCCCACATAGATTGGGGGGTGACATTACCCCCCTGAGATTGGTTGAGCACTGTATTGAACTTCGTACCACCACTCAATCCATAATCGGGCACTAATGGAAAAGAGATTTCATAAAACATTATTTGTCCCTCTTACCTTCTTCAACGGCACGAATCAACTTCTGCCCTTCTCTTCGTAACACTTTCTTTACATCTCTGGTCGTATTTTCATTCCCACCATTCACTGTGATATTAGGACTGAAAACAAGAGATGCCTTGCTAGAAGTTTTCAATTTTTCATCTGGATAAATTCTACCATTAACAGAGGGAACAAACAATTCCTTTCTTCCCCGTTCTCCAACCCACAAAGGCTTTCCAGCTTCTGCATCAGCACCCCAAGCACCACCACCCATTCCGGGGTTAATGAAATCAAATACATTCCCTCCCGTACCTCCACCCCCTCCAGCAGCTCCCGCAAGACCAAAAGCAGCTCCAAGCAATGGACGAACAATTCCCATCTGAATGATCTGAGCGTTGATCTCTTGGATAAACTGCATGAAGTTTACCTTCTGTCCAGTTAAGAATTGAGTGAATGTGCTCTCCAATTGAGATATGATGTTCTGCCATGCGTTATATGTGTTCATGGCATATTCTTGAGACATGCGAGAGTACTCAGCCATAGCAACTTGAGCACCTTCCCAAGCAGTGCCAAGAGAAAGAACCTGATCTTCTTGCATCTGTATGACTTTTAATTCAACTTCTTTCTTTGCCATGTCTTGCCCCATAGTGGATAGTCCACTCCCATACTGGTTCAAATAATCCATGGACTTTTGACGAAGAAACGCCGGGTCATACATCTCATGAAGCTGGTCTACTTTTGACTGTTCTATCTCAGCAAGTCTCTTAGACTCTTTTTCTAATTTATCCAACTCTTCTTGTGCTTTATCTCTTTCTTCGTCTCTGGCATTATCGTGTATCTCAGCAAGTTTTCTCAAGTGTGTTTTTTCCTTCAACTCTTGAACATCGTTAAATTTATCTGTCATACTATCTATCTGAACTTGAGATAGACCTTCTGTTTTAATTTGCTGTTTGTGTTGATATTCAGCGGCCTGTTTCTGAGCTTCCCATTCAGTCTCTTGTATTCTGATACGTCTCTCAGCTCCATCATAGTGCATTGCATTCAATTCACCCTCAAGAGTGATTGTATTCTGAATCATGGACTGCATATATTGTTCATAAGTGGATGTAGCTTTCTTCAATACACCTTCGTCTACACTTTCTTTTTTTTCGGAAGGTTTTTTGAATGGTTTTGTCCCTTGCTCAACAAGTTTATTAAACTCATCTTGATTTGTGATGTCACCACTGGTTGCTAGGGCTATATCCAACCATTTTTTCTGCTCTTGAAATCTTTTTTCACTTTTATCATATTTTTCTAAAGTACCCTGAGGAGCTTTCGATCCCCTTGTCATAACAGATGCACCAGACATTGGATCGTATGTCCATTCTCCCTTTTCCCATTCCTCTTTCTCACGTCTGATTTTTGCAAATTCAGCAAGTGCTATATCATACCTCTCAAAAGCCACTTGAATTTTCTTTTCTTTGTTTATTAACTTTTCAGCTTCTGCTAAACTTATAGCTCCTTTTGTCCACTTGTCATAGATAGAACTAATTGTGGGAGCTATTCTTATCATTTCCTCAAACAAGCTATTAACTTTCTCTTTCTCATGCCATAACAAAGTTTCTTTTTGGGCATAATTACCAAGCTCTCCGCTCAATCTATTTATATGTAATTCCAAATTTGATATTCTTATATATGAGGTATTTATCTCTTCATCAAATGCGTTTATAGGAGTCATTACTTTCCTAAAAGCAACACCCAATCCAACTAAAGCAGCTGCCAATGCTATAACAGCAGAGACCCCACCCCCTGCCAAACCAACCAACCCAAATCCAGCTGCAGCTATTCCACCAGCCGCCCCTAAAATAACCAAAGATGCCGCCGCACCCTCAATAGCACGAGCCATTATCTCAAACTTCTTATTGTTTTCATTCAGAACATCGGGTATCTTTCCCCACTCTCGAATCAATCCAGTAGCATACTCTGTGATCGTTCCAAGAGTCTTCCCTACTTTTTCAGCATATCCCGCCGTTATAAAGTTCTCGAATGATGCTGTAACAGCCCTGATAGCTTCTGCAAACTTATCTCCAAAACTGGCATCAGAAGCAGCTAGTTTGGTCTGGAAGAGAGCTGTTTGTAGTCTGTTCAACTCAGCCTGTAGATTACGAAGAGCAACGGGAAGTGCAGGTCCAAATTCTTCTTTTAATACCTTAGCCATTCTTGGTAGCAATACTTCAGCATACACTTCTCCATTTTCAATTGCTTTATCCAGCTCTTGCATAGTCATGTTCATAGCTTGAGCGGCGAATCGAAATGCACCTGGCATCTGCTCGCCCCACTGCCGTCTCAACTCTTCAGTAGCCACCCGGCCTTTAGACATCATCTGTTGTACAGCATAAATGGAACCTGCAACTTGCTCAGCACCCAATCCCATAGCAGTACCAGCCATGGCAATAGCTTCAAAGATATCCCTCACTCCCTGACCTTCCAACTCAGTTCCCTTCGCCGCTACTTGCAGTTTTGCCAGCTGGTGAGCGGCTGATTGAAGATCAAGTCCCAGATACTTAGAAGTTTCTGTAATATACTCCATCTCAGCATTAGCACCTGCCATGCTTTCAGTAGCAACCAGCAATGTAGACTTCATTCTCTGGAGGGCTGTAGTGGCATCTACAATGTTCTTCACAAGCAATCCCACAGCAACACCCGCAATGACGTTTCTAAAGTTAACAAACGAAGTCATCACAGCACGTGTATTGGTAGACAGTGCATGAAGGGCACTTCCGGCATTTCTGCTAAACGACACCACAGATGCTTCTGCTTTTTGAGTAGCATTTCTTATGGTGTCCATTTGCTTTTCAACACTCCCACCAGGGTATATTCCAGCAATTGACGCTCTAATTCCTTTTGTAGACTCCTGTAGATTAGGTCCAGCCATAGCTGAAAGCATTGTCATTGATCTTTTCATATCAGGACTTATAAAACCTGATGGAAAAAGTTGATGCGACATCGAACTTTTTATTGTAGCGATTGTAGCTTTTGCTTTTCTTTCTATTTGTGAAAACTCCTTAGACGCTTTCTGTCTAAGCTTCTCAAAACCATTCCCCATATTCTTGATATTGACATTGACATTGATGATAGCCGAATCCATTTGTTTCAGATCGGCTTTGACTGATTGGGTGGCCTTCGTGACAGAAGCCGTATCCATTTTGATGACGATGTTTTTTACAGCCATGTCACTTCTCCTTGTCTATAATCTCTCTATATTCAATGTCAAGTTGCAGAATGACTCTTATAAAAAACTCACGAAACCATCCCAATAAGTTATATTCATCAGCATATTTGACACATGCACTCCATGGGATCATTCCCATAGCCATACCTATACTGCGTTCAGTACTCAGAATATAAAATGCTTCCAAATAAAACTCCAATGATGTGTCAACCATTGGAGCCTCAGATATAGACTTTGGGATGGGATCGCCCCTTTTAATGCAAACGTCAATAATCTTCTGTTCGTCAGCTCCCACCCCTCGGCCTTTATATCTGAGGAACGCTATGAGTTTTTTACTGCTTCATCCACTTGCATCTTGAAGTTTCCAAACTTATCCACTTCAAGAACGAACACTTCATATACTTCTGGCAACGCTTTGAAGAAATCCACCACATTCTCTTTCGTGCAGGGTACAGGCTTTCCATCGTCACCCGTTACGCCCTGCCAGTCCAAGACAACAGTGGAGGCGTAAATCTCCATCATGATTTCACGTTGTTGATCCAAGGGGAGTGAATCAAAATGAATACGTCCTCTGAACTGTTGAAGGCGTTTGGTTAGGGCAGATGAGAATTTTGTATTACTCCCACCCGCCCTAGCTGCTTTGATTTTGAAAATCTGAAAATCAATCCAAACACCTTCTTTTTCCAACGCTTCATCCCTGCCAAACTGCTCAAGCAACTTCTTGTTAAACTTTACTGACATTGCTCTTCTCCTTTGTTCATAAAGTAATAATCCAGCCACTAACATTATGGAACGTAGTGGAACTGTTGAATCTTGATCGTGTAACCCATCGTACTGTTGTACGTGGCAATAAATGGCAGATCGACTGTGACATCGGCATCAGGTCCCGAAACATCTGGGGCACCACCTGTAAGTTTCAGTGTTGGGATGTCAATCAAGAACATCTGATTGTCATCATCTTCAAAACGAACTGTATACCCAAGTTCTGTATCGGCAAAAGCGTAAGCAACAAAGGTACTGCTTCCAAAATAAGTATGGAGATTCCCTGTGACATCACACTTTCCAGAACCAATTCCAATAACACCCAACGTACCAACAGCCGTTTGTCTACGCAAGTTGTTAGAGACACTAATGGAAGATGAAAGCACATAGTTTGGAGTTCCAACCTCAGTAAGAGTGCTGCTTACGTTGTAAGACAGGCTTCCCACATCAGAAGACGTACTGAAAATATCATCAGTAACAGCTGCTGTTTGTGATTGAGAGGTTTCACCAGTATTATCAACTTTGGCAGTTGCTCCCATAAAAGAGAAAGAGCCTTTAACAATATCAGCAGAAGGTATATCAAAACTCAATGTACTGATACGGCACCCAGAATAAGCTGCATACGTATCCACTCCCGTACCTGCAACGTGGTCATCAAACTCCTGCTGTACTGTATACGATTTGGATGTAGTACCGTTTGCAATAGAATCGCCCAAGAAAACACGAATAGTTTTGTCAGCCCCTACATCAGTTGAAGCCAGTGTACCTTCAACAATATCAAAAGTCAAAGCGTTTGCCGATATAGCAGAAACACGACACCACCCATTACAAGCTGCTGTAGCGAACGCATACCCAGTACCCCCACCAACATACACCCAATCACCAACATCTATATCAAATGTTGTGAAGTCCAGCAATGTAGAACCAAGTCCTGTTGCTGTTGCAGTAATATCACTCGAGGCTCCCTGAAATCCCACATTACGAATGCGGGCACCTGTAGGAGGCGTTTCATCTGCCAAACTGGCATCAATTGTGATTGTTGTTCCATCTGCCGCTTCAATATAAAACAAACCACCCCCGCCATCCCCCGTAGCTGAATTGTTCTCTGAATTGGTAAATCCAGTAGTCAACACAAGCCCATAGATAACAAACCCATGTGATGCTCCACATGTGATAATATCACCATCCGCTACAATACCACTTATGGGAGTTCCAGACCCAGTATTCACAAGTGTGTTTTGTACAGTCCAATCATTCTGTAAAGCACCTTCAATCGGGATATCCATATAAGAAAATCCCAATTCAAAGTTCACATCCCCATTTACTTCACGATCAACATGAATGGCTTGTTGTACATTTCTATCAGTGCGTATGACCTGGCTTGTTACGTGTCTGTTTTCAGCCCCAAGCCGGGGGGAGCCTGTGTAATTCAAAAGCTGAAAAGCGGGAGAGCCGGGAATCGTATCGAATGTTGTTTCTTCAATAATCCCCAGTTTTACTTGATTGGTGTCAGACATAATAATGTCCTCCTCTGTATCTATTTATTTTCATCAAATTCGAAATATAAAACGGCATCTTGTTCATACCATTTACCTTCGGCATCTTCTCCAACAGTTTCTATTCTCCCCTCTCTGAATCTCACACCACTAAAATCTTTCCCATCAAATATATTCAGAGCCGTTGTTGCTAATGTATCACTAGCCGAAGTCGCTGTATTTGCCATTGTATATACTTCAATAGTGAGAAATCCCCATCTTCTAAATCTTCTATTATCAGTAGACCCCAATGATATCTGTCCCCCACCAACAAACTTTATTGAAAACTTCGCCCACGAAGTCACGCCCGTTGGTGGAGTGTAGGCGGCGTTATCATAAGATACTGGATAAACAGACTCATTCCATCCAGCAGAGAACGCCGCCATCATAGCTATGCGAGCTTGGTTTGGTGTGGGCATTACTTCTTTCTCCTTCTCTTCTTATACGTACTGGGTGTTACTTGTGATCGAAACCCGCCAATACTCTTTGCTGTGAGAGGAGCTGTAATAACGCCCTTGCTTGCCAACGCATTCTTAATAGCACTGTCCACAAAATATCTGTACCTCTTATGCTTCATATTGATATAGTTTATGTAAGGTACATTGTTACAAATAAAGATCGGCCCTTTTGTCCACTTTGCGAGAGACGCTATACCCGCATTGGATTTGTTTATATTGAGTTTATTTGGATGTTTCTTTCCATACGTGCGAAGAACAGGCTTCCCTATCGATGGTATCCAGTTGGAAGAAGCCCACCCCGTATCTATTGGAGTTCCCCCCATTTGGGGGTTATCTCTCAATCGGCTGACAATATCAATACCAAGACCGATAACCTCTTTCTGAGCGAAATTGGTTATGTCCAACAAAATCTCTCTGGACTGATCTTCGTTGCTTTTCATTACATTCTCACTTGTAACATGGAAAACACGATGGAGCCTAACACTTCACTGCTTTCCACATTTATGATCTTCCACGTTCCAGCACTATCAACAAACTTATCATCCACAGTGGGAACGAAGTTTGATACGGGATCACTATCACCATCCAAAACAGACCCCAATGAAACTGCAACCATTTTGTCGCCCTGTCTCACCACAGTACCGTCAATCATATCAGCCGTATAATCAATAACAGCCACAGTTGCTGTGTAACTGGCTGAAGTAGGTAT